ATGCGAGAGGCGGCGATTGCCTCTAATGTAGAAGGGTTCTTAAGAGGTGTTATGATTGGATCTATGACCAGGGATGATGGTCTCAGGCTAATGAACACGATACGTGGCTCTTTAGAGTACCCTCCTATAGAAACAGGTGGTAAGAGAAAGACAAGAAGGCGTGCTGTTAAAATCATAAGAGTACGCAGGGCAAAAACATATAAGTTAAGAGATGACGAGAAATTTGAATAAGAACATATAACAGAATAAGTATGCCCGGTGAAATAACAAGATCTGGATCAACAACAAAATATACAATCACAAATCCTGATTGGACCTGTGAGTGGATATTTAGTGATTCAACACATATTAAACGTTCTTGTTATTTATCAAACGACACTGACCCACTTGATCCATCAAATAATGATTATCTTATGATTATTCTACCCGGTTTATTCAAGGAGGTTCAGGAAGTTATTAAAAAATGGATATCTGAAGGCGATGCCAATGCGTCTTTATTACTTCTACCCGAAAATAAGCCGTCGTTTATTGATTATGCAGAAAAGGTGATGGGTTTAAAAATAATACTCTAAAAATAGATGAATCTCAGTATCGTTACAGGAGTATTAATAATACTGTTCGTATCTTTTCTTATATATCTTTTATTGGCTTATCTAATGCTACCACAACGATATTCACAGATAGGAAAAGAAGAATATAATTTATCTGAAGTAGCACAAGTTATAACAAGCGAAGAATTAAAGGGGCCTTGGACATCTAATTCTGGATCAACCCTTATGTTTTTTATTAAACCAGAACTCCGTGATAAAACCAGTCATTCTGGAAACGAATACGCAGAAGTAGTGCAGATTGGTTCAGGCCAGATTTTCAAACTAATGATGGCCCCAGATGCGGGTCGTGGATTAAATATGGCACCGGCTGTACTCGACGTATATACTGTTGGATATGATGAACCTGAATCAATTGATATACCTAGGTTCCCACTACAAAGATGGACTTCTGTTGCGATTGTGAAATCTGGTCGTAGATTTCACATATATTTGAATGGAACTCTCAGTGTTACTCACACATGTGAATCAATGCCTGCGTTTGATGAGACACAACCTCTGCGAATTGGAGATACAAGATTAGGTGGTAAAATAGCATTCATAAGTCTTTCTCCATACGCTATGAAGACATACGAAATTCGCGAAATGGTCAAAAACAATGTTGATACGGCTGGAAAACCATATCTTCCAGTGACCATTGAAAAGCTATTTGTACCTCTCGTACCACAATTACCACATGCTTTCTGGTGTCCGGGTGGAAATTGTAAGATTCCTAAGAAGGCAGGACCGCTAGAACAGTGGTCATCTCCATATGCATAAACTATTCATTATCATTAGAATGGAGCCTACACAAATGGCAGTCTTAGGCGTTGTAATTGTATTCCTCATAATTGCATTATTTTACTTATGGAAATGGCTTTATGGTAACGCAGATATGGAGGATATTGTGGTGTATTCATCTGCCAATGACGGACTACCTGGAAAAGATAAGAAATTCAAGGTCTTTAACTCAGTAGGAACCGTCCCTCAAATCTATCCCGGTGGAGAGTATTCTGTTAGCGTATGGATCTATGTGACAAACTGGAATATAAATAAGGGAAAGAACAAGCCCTTCTTGATTCTATCTGGAGGTGGCAATGATTACATGACACTCGTGATGTACTTGGGACAATACATGAACAAGCTGGGTGTAAGAGCAAGTTATGAATCTCCTGACAATAAGGCTGGAAACTTGGAAGAAAAGAGGGATTATGATGCTATCGTATCTGGAACTTCTCAGTACGCTGACGGAGCCTTTAACAAGTGTGATATTGAAACCATTGATATACAGAGATGGGTCAATATTACGGCTGTTTTATCTGGCCGCACTCTCGATGTCTACATGGATGGTAAGCTCTCTCGCTCCTGTTTACTTGATGGTCTCTTCAAGGCCGATGGTGATACTCCCACACTCAAGCTTGGTGGCCCCGGTGGATTTGGTGGACTCATTGGAAAGACACGCGCAGCTAATTTTGCGTATTCTCCGGATAGGATTTACGCGATTTACCAGGAGGGTCCTTTCAGCACATTTTCCTTGAGTAGTCTAAATCCTGGTGATTATTCTTTTCAGATTAAGCGAAAGGGAACCGTTATCTTTGGTGGAACAACAGGCTAAGGGCTTAGCTTAGGCAAATTAAATATCAAATGTAAATGTTATTCTAACTTTTACATATGACAGATAGATGGAAGCGGCACCCCAGGGTATTTCAATGACAGGTTCTGACCCAACTTCACAAGCATTAACTGGAGTAGGGATAGTCGTCATACTGTATTTAATATTGATTGCAGCTGAATTCATGTATAATTCTATCATGACCATGTGGAAGGATCGTGTTGAACTATTCCCTAATACCTACGTTTCCGGTCCTAAGATGTTAACTGCACTTCAAAATCCCAGCAACACAAAGTCAAAGACAATATATTTCTCAGATAATCAGCGTTCCGGTATAGAATTCTCATATGCTATGTTCTTGTTTATCAAGAGTGATACCTTCTCCACTGGGGAACATAAACTACATCACATCTTACACAAGGGTTACGCAAAACCCTACCCTTTGATGGGACCTGGTATCTTCTGCTGGGGAGACAAGAATATCCTACGTGTTTACATGAATTGCTTTGACACCTGGGACAGTTATTTAGATATTGAAAATATCCCTGTTGACAAGTGGTTCCACTTGACTGTCTCATGTAAGGGGAATACGATGTATGTTTACATAAACGGAAACTTGAAACAAAGAATGGCATTTTCTGCTTATACCCCTCCTTACCAGAATTTTGGAAATGTCTATCTTTTCAATTCCAGGAAGTTCTCCTTGAGTAAGAGTATTACCACATCTCTGGAGAGGAATCCTAAATTCCAGGGTCCTCGAGCAGAAAGTACTCTTGATTTTGCTGGAGCTGCAAAGGCAATGGTTAGCAGAGTGTATTATTTCAGTTATGCTTTGACTTACACTGAAATCCAGCACTTGATGAATATGGGACCATCTCCAGTAATGGATGGTAATGACTTATCTATTACACCCTATTTATCTGACACATGGTGGGCTAACAGGGAAGGCCCATAGGGGGCTGCGCCCCCTATAACCCCCACAACCCCACCACAACCCCACCACAACCCCACCACAACCCCACCACAACCCCTACCCTCCTATAATCTATACCCAATCATGAATCATTATAGAGATTAATGATTGGGGTCATAGGGTGCCTTAGCACAAAGCCCCTATAGCGTAAGTAACCTCCTATCTTAATGTTTCGTAATAACAAGAAGAGTTGTCATGGCCGGCGGTGGTTTATATGTTTTAGTTGCCTACGGTTCTCAAAATGTTATTCTCAGTGGAAATCCAGATTTCACCTATTTCTACATGGTCATGAAAAAATACAGTCACTTCTCCTTTGAATCTGCCACTCTGCCTCTAGAAGGTCCCCAGGAACTCTTCTTTGATGAACCCATTAAGCTTCGTGCTAAAATTCAGCGTATCGGTGACCTGCTATCTGACCTCTATTTCACCTTTACTTTGCCTGATATCTATTCAAAGTACTTTGACCCTAGTTTACCAGGACCAACTCAAGATCGCTCCCAATATCAATTCCAATGGGTTCGCTATATCGGTGCACAAATAATTCAAAACGCCAGCTTTCTAATTGGAGGAACCCAGGTTCAAGAATTTGACAGTGATTATATTATTTCAACTGCCTTCACGGATCAAGATGAAACCCAGTATAATAAATGGCAACAATTGGTTGGTGATGTTCCTGAACTCTACGACCCTGCTAATGGTCAATACTCCGGCGGCACTGCTAACTCACTATCTAGAACATCTGGATTCTATCCTAATGTTTTCAAGAATGAAGACCCTGCCCTACAAGCACAGAATAACTTTCCCTCCATTCCTGGACGTGATATTACTTTACCGCTATCATTCTGGTTCTCTCAGAAACCAGAACTTTCCTTACCTTTAATTGCCTTACAATATCACGAGTGCGAGGTACAGCTTATACTAAGACCAATTCGTGACCTTTATACTCTATTAGATCCAAATGGATTTCGTGTTCGCCCTGAAACAATGATAAATGCTACAACTGAACAAATTCAGTCAGGTAATGTATCATATTTACCAAATCCCGACCCTGGAATTTACATTAATCAGTATCTAACTGATATTGGATATACCCCCCCTTCCATTAATTCATGGCCTCTCAATCCAAGACTTCAGGCTACCTACATATATCTTACAGATGAAGAAAGAAATACATTTGCCTCTAAGCCACTTAATTACATTGTAAGACAGGTGACAAAATATCCTTTTCCAAGTGTTTCAGCAAGGCAAATGTTTAATCTTTATACACACAATCCTGTTCCAAGAATTATTATAATACCAAGAAGGTCTGATTCTAAACAGTATTTGAATTCATGGACGAATTATACAAACTGGTTGAGATCAGGCCAAGCACCTTTTGCACCTGCCATTAGTTCCCCCATGAGTGGAGGATATTCTGGTGTAAATATTCCTGCCATGCAGCAGGATATTATAAGACAAATGCGAATTCTATGTGATGGTAATGATATACAAGAAATAAAACCAGTACAATTCTTCAAGGAACTGAGTTCTTGGAAGTACGCTACGGGCGTCTTCCCTCCAGGTCTAGCGATTTATAGTTTCGCTCTAGATACATCTAGATGGATGAAACCAAGTGGTAGCTTGAATACGAGTAGAGTTAAGAATTTCCAGATTGATGTAGACGTATGGCCTCTTCCTCCAAATACCCAATACCTGTATGATTTTGAAATCTATGTAGAGAGTATTAATTTTCTAGTGATTGAAGGAGGTATGGGAGGAATGAAATATGCGAGTTAATCTTTAGTTTTAAGTTATACTTAAAATAGATGGATTTAGTCACCAGAGTATCAAATAAAATTAATTATTCAATAGCAAAAGCAATAGATGATCCTGAGGCTGATAAATATGCAAGAGAACGAGCGCACCAACAGGCTCAAGAGGAAGCTGCTAGACAAAGGCAAGCTGAACAGACAGCAGCCACAGTAGCAGCCGCAGCTGCTAAAGTAAAATCAGACCAGGAGGCATCTAAATTACAAGATAGAAGTCAATTCAAGCCAGTAAGAGCAGCAGGAAATGTTTCAAGAGGTATTTTAAAAACTATTTTCTATTTATTTTTATTGATTATTATTTTCTACGCAGGACATCTTTGTGCAAATGAGGCAATAGGATATAATGTGCCCTTTCGTATTTTTAGTTTTATTTGTGGACAAATCTTTTTCTTTTTTGTAATTCCCAGATTTCTAGTTAGAAGATATTGGTATGGTTTACCAAATCACAACTATGCTTTTTTACCAGTTTCAACCTTTGTTCCAAGAACCGATGCGGAGAAAATCTTACTAAAACCCTTTTGTTATGTTGAAGATGCAAATTATGCGGCAGCTAAGGCTGCGGTAGATTTCTTGTATTCTAATGCATACGCGAAAAGTTTAATAGTTGGTCCAGATGAACCTAAGGGGCCACCTAGACCAGCATGCTACCCAGATCCCCAATATGGAGGGTCTTAGGGGCATAGATCCTATGAGTGGGGTCTTAGGGGCATAGATCCTAATGGATGGGGTCTTAGGGGCATAGATCCTATGAGTGGGGTCTTAGGGGCATAGCCCCTAAAGCCCTAAAGACTAAGTTATAATTAAATCCAGATATGTTAGCTCTACCTTTTGTAAGTATTGTAACGCCGACCTATAATCGCCGACGTTTCATTCCTTCTCTAATTAAAATGGTTCAAACCCAGACATATCCCAGGGATAAGATGGAGTGGATTGTCTATGATGATGGACAGGAGGAAGTACAAGATCTCTTTGAAGCCATGCGTCATGAGTTGCCCACCTTGAAATTCATCTGGTCTGAGGACAAGATGACTCTCGGTGAAAAACGCAACAGGTTGAATGAAGAGGCCAGAGGGGACATTATAGTTGCCATGGATGACGACGATTTCTACTTCCCTGAACGAGTTCAAGACGCAGTAACGGCCATAACAATGAATCCAGGTGTTCACTTAGCTGGATCCAGTGAGGTATATATGTATTTTACGGATACTAGGGAAATCTGGAAAGCCGGTCCATATTTCAATGGTCATGCGACAAATGGTACAATGGCGTGGACGAAGAAATATGCGGATACGCATAAATACAACGAATCCGTCGCTTTCGCAGAGGAGCGATCATTCTTAGAGGAATTCAAAAACCCTCTGATTCAATTGAATCCCAAGACAGTTATGTTAGTCATGAGTCACTCAGATAATACCTTTGATAAGACTGAG